TTACATATGTTAGGTATTTGTGGTGATCATAATTCACACACTAACCTAATTTCATTATTAACAAGCGAAATGCAATATACATTATCGTATATTAAAAACTATTTTAAATGAATATAGTATGGGGGATATTGTGGGGTATAATGGCTCAAGCGCTTACCTTTCTACAGTTACAAGGTCAACTCAAATATGAATGGATGAAACAATATACATGGGCTGTAGTGTTAATGGGTATTCCAATTTCATTTATGTTCATGCAATCAGTAAAGAATTTTGTATTAGCATTTGGAGGTGAAATATGGCCATCACGTTTACTTGGTTTTGGAATTGGTGTAATTGTATTTACAATAATGTCAGAGTTATTATTTAAAGAACCATTTACATTAAAAACAGGTATCTGTTTAGGATTAGGAACACTAATCATATTAGTACAATTATTTTGGAAATAAAAAATTATGAAAACAGCAGTTATAGGAGATATTCATGGACGTTCAGTTTGGAAGTTAATAGTTAATCAAGAACAACCTGATCGAGTTATATTCATAGGTGATTATTTTGATTCATTTGACATCTCAGGATTAGAACAAATACACAACTTCAAAGAGATAATTGAATATAAGGAAACATCATTTTCAAAGGTAGGAACATTAGAGGAGCATAAGACAGAGGTTATACTATTAATCGGTAATCACGACCACCATTACTTCTCAGAGATAGGTTATACAGGTACATCTGGGTATCAACACGGTATAGCTCCTAACATTAATCAAGTAATAGATGAGAATAGACATCACTTACAAATGGCGTATCAAATGGATGATTTTCTATTTACACACGCTGGTGTAAGTAGTGTATTCATGGATAGTGTATATGGAAGAGATGGGTGGAAAGTAGAAAATATAGCTACGGACCTAAACGAATTATTCAAATATAAACCTAAAACGTTTGAGTTCGGTACGATGTTACATTATAATACTTATCAAGATCCTACTGGCGATAACGAAGGGCAATCACCAATATGGATTAGACCTAAATCATTAATGAGATCAAATAAAGATACTCTGCGCAAGCAAGTAATTCAGGTAGTAGGACATACCCAACAAGAACAGATTGATACTAAGGGAATGGCTACTGGAGGTAGATATTACTACATAGATACACTAGGTACTAGCGGTGAATATATGATTATTAATGATAACGAAGTAACATTTAATACATGGAAAAGCAAAAACGCATAAAACAAAAAGATGATAAACGTGAATGGTTTATTGTAATGAATTCTGATTTAGAATATTACGCTGGGTTATTTTATGGTGGTGAATTGTTATGGAGTAGCGACTATAGAGAAGCTAAACCATTAGACGATGAAGCCAAATTCAGAACGTTAAAATCACTTTCGTACGGCAAAGAACTTATCTTAGATTACATTTAATGAATAAAGAACCAGTTTATCCAAAACAAGATCCCGAATATCGTAAAAGCGTAATGGAACGTTTCTATAAGTTAGTTAAAGAAACAAATTGGAATGATAATTGTGGTGAATATCAAGGTAAACCACGTGGACGTAAAGCAAAAGTAATAGCACGTATCCCAGCAAAACCTAGACAAGGTGAGAAATATAATTGGTTTGATTAATTAATAAAAATAAAATATATGGCAATACAATTAAGTTTATTTCCTGAGGAAACAGTAAGTAAATATAAAACATTAAATGATAAGTACTTCGATTTTGGAATATTCGAAGATATATTTAAAGTAATTAATGAACGGACTGAGAGTAATGACGATCCTATGTTTAGAGCAGGTGTAGCTAGTTCAGAAGCGGCTGTTAGACGTTTGAGAGAAGATTACTATGAAGCAATAAATAAAATGTACGAATAGGCAAAACAATAATTGTATATTCACGTTATGAAATTACCAAAACTATTTAAACGCGCCGTAAACGGCAAAACATTAGAATGGGAAATTGAAGTAAACGGAGCATGTTTTAGAACAATATCAGGTTATACTGATGGAGTTAAAACAGTATCTGAATGGACTTGTTGCGAAGCAAAAAATGTAGGTAAGAAAAACTCAACCACAGATGAAGAACAAGCGTTAGCCGAAGCAACAGCAATGCATCGTAAACGTAAGGAAACAGGTTCGTTTGAATCAATTAGTGATATAGATACACCAATCTATTTTAAACCGATGCTCGCTCATGATTACAACGATTACAAAGATAAAATCAAATTTCCAATCGCTGTACAACCTAAATTAGATGGTGTTAGGTGTATAGTTAGAGCAGATGGAATGTGGTCACGTAATGGTAAACCAATTATATCAGCACCACATATATTTGAATCACTTAAACCATTATTTGAAAAAGATCCTGATTTGATATTGGATGGTGAGTTATATTGTGATAAATCAGCTGCTGGGTTCAACACAATTATATCTTGTGTTCGTAAAACTAAACCAACCAAAGCAGATCTATCATTAAGCCAACAATTTATTGAATATCACATTTATGACGTTCCAAGTGTTGATGATAATTTTATGGAACGTATATTATCAATTAAAACATATGATTTACCTAAAGGATGTAAAATAGTACATACACATTGGGTTACAGAAGGACAAGAACGTCTTGATTATTTATATAACTTATTTGTTACAGAACAGGGTTATGAAGGACAAATGATTAGAATAAACGCTCCATATGAAAACAAACGTTCTAAATCATTATTGAAACGTAAAGATTTCGTTGATGCTGAGTTTACTATATTAGGTGTAATTGAAGGAAATGGTAACTTAACAGGTAAAGTAGGTAAATTACAGTTTGAAATTAATGGTAAGCCATTTGAATCAGCAGTGAATGGTGATTGGGAATACATTGAAAAACTATGGCATAGTAGAGAAGGGTTAGTAGGTAAAACAGCAACAGTGAAATACTTTGAATTAACTGAAGATGGAATACCACGTTTCCCTAAGGTGATTGCAATCAGAGATTTTGAGTAGGCACAGTTACTAACTTATATTTATTGTAAACCAAAAATCATGATAACAGAAGAACAAATGTACGTTAGATGTTTAACTATTGAAGCAATGGTTAAAACAATGGTAATAAATGGAGTTACCAATAATGAAAAATTAGTAGCAGCCGTTGATGAACTGTATCATCCTGAAACAAATGAAGAAATGGAACAATATAGCGAAGCAATTATATATGCCAAATATAGTGTGTTAAACTAACTTGGATGGCAAAGCTAACTTCGTACATTCACATCGTTAAATAATTAAAAATCAAAAATAAATAAGTTATGTCAGAATTAAACACAAACAGTATGATGACCAGCAAAACATTTACGCTGGAAGAAATTAAACAAGTAGCACCTTCAGTATTTACTACTGAAAAAGCCGCTCACCTAACAGACAAATATATCCAAACACCTACATCCCGTGTAGTAGAGGATTTAATGAGATTAGGATGGCAAGTAACTAAGGCCCAAGAAGTAAAATCTCGTAAGTATAAAGGATTCCAAAAACACATTGTTGTATTCAGACACCCAGACATCCAAATTAAGGGTAAAAATGGTGATGATGCGTTTCCACAAATATTACTTACCAATTCACATGATGGTAAAGCGGCATTCAACTTTAGAGTAGGTATATTCCGTTTAGTGTGTAGTAATGGATTGGTTGTTAGTGATGCTGATTTTAATAATGTGAGCATCCGCCATATGAATTATACATTTGAGTCATTACAAGCGAAAGTAAATGAGGTAATTGAGAAATTACCTGGGTTGGTACAGAAGATTAATCTGTTTAAATCAACTAAATTAACTGAAGATCAAATAAATGAGTTTGCTTATAAGGCCGCTACACTCAGAACTAAAGCGAGAGTGAATGTAATGGAATTACTTGAAGTAACTCGTAATGAAGATCAAGGTAATGATTTATGGGCTGTATTTAATAGAGTACAGGAGAAAATCATTGGTGGTTCATTTAGAAGTGGTAAACGTAAATCACGTTCAGTAACATCATTTCAAAAGGATATTGAAATAAATGAACAACTGTTTGAGTTAGCAGGTTCATATTTAGGATAATAAATTGGGGGTGTCAAAACCCCCTTCTTATATTTACTTTATGAGGAAAAATAAGGACGATATTATTGTCGAAACGATGATTAATAAGATGTTTGAGATAGCAGGTCATTCTGTTACATTCGAAGATATTAAAACTAGAACTGATAACTGGTATCAACAATGGACTATGACTGAGGAACAAAATAAGGAATGGAGGGAATGGGGAGTAAAATATCTTAAAAAAGAAAATCGACTGTATAAAGCATACGCTGATAGACAAATGGCTATGTTTGATTTAATGTACGGATTAAAAATAAACAATGAAAATATTTAAAGGTAAAAAGAAAGGAATAATACATACTAGAGATATTACTTTAGATGATCTCCGTGCTGTATTCTTTCCTAAGAACTTTTATGAAAAGTATAGATATCTAGGTTCAGTACCTTGGAATGAAGAAGGAGCTATCTTCAAAGCAATGGAACCACTAGTAATCTTTATGGATTATAAAGCTAAACCTAAATGGTGTCCAAGATGGTTTCTTAGATTCCTACAATTGTTTGGTGATGATAACTCAATCGTAAGAGTAAGAAATAGAACATTGAGTAATCTAAAACGTAGACTAACTAAAGGTATTCAGCTTACTGATTACAAAACTAAATGGGAGTGGTATGATTTAAGAATATCAGTATATGGAACTGATCAAATGCAAGATCTATCTGATGCAATTGAACATAAGTTTTATAGTGATGGATACAGAAAATCTCTAGCAGACCAAATTAAAGAACTAGACCCAGATACTAAGTACAATAGTGGATATAGTACTGATTCATTAAAAAATGAATTAGCTAGACTTGTACCATTTTAGTAGAGGCAAAACAATGGTCATAGATTGAATTAAATAAAAGGTTATGAAAACATTAGTAATACATCCACAAGACAGTTCAACGGATTTTTTAACTCCGATCTATATGAATTTAAAATCGTTTCCTGATTTTGATGATGTAACAATCGTTAGAGGTGGAATGAGTAAATCTGAAGTTGATAAACTAATTATAGAACATGATCGTATTATGATGATGGGACATGGATCACCTGGAGGTTTATTCTCAGTAGGTCAATTCGAATCACAAGGATTTATAATTAATCATACTACAGTTCCATTATTAGAAAATAAAGAATGTATATTCATTTGGTGTAATGCAGATCGATTCGTTGAAACACATAATCTAAAAGGTTTATATAGTGGAATGTTTATTAGTGAAACAAGTGAAGCAGCTTACTGTGGACTACCAAACACACCACAAGATATAGTAACCGAATCAAATGATTATTTTGCTAAGGAACTAGGTAGTGTATCTGAAAAACCATTAGATGAAATGTATGAGCATATAAAATATACTTATGGTATGTTAGCAGAAGGTAATGCTGTAGCAGAATACAATCATAATCGTTTATACTTAAATTAATGATAGAATATAATTTACAAACAGATCATATTAAAGTTAAAGCATCAACAATAGTTGAATTGAATGAGGAGTTTACTTTAATGACATTGGAAGGACCAATTAACTTAAACGCTAAAATAACAGCAGATTTTGATACAATAGATCCTAAATACCATGAGGTATTATTAAATATGTTAACGTCAAAATACACTAACCAAGTTAGTTTTGGTCATAATCCATTTTCCGCTTGTCAACCGCCTAAAAAGAAGAAGTGGTGGCAATTTTGGAAGGCAAAATATTCTTTATAATTTTAAACTAAACCAAATAACATATGGCAATCCAAACTAAGGATGATGCTCAATCAAAAGCAGACAAACGAGTAGACAGGAATTTTTTCAAAAAGAAAAAAGAAAAACCACTAATGGAAAGACAATTCAATGAACTTGTTTCGTTAGCAGATCAGTTAAAGTGGCTTGAAATAAAGAAAAAACAAAAAGATAAAGAGATATGACAACAATAACATTAACCTTATTTTTAGTATTAGGAATAGTAAGTCTTTTTTTAATATCAGCTATTTTTCATATTCATAAATTACAACAACAAGTTAATTTATTAGATAAAGAACAACATACTCAAAATAATGAAATAGCAGTGTTAATGAGAAATCATTTAAAACATCAAGAAATGCTCCTACAACATATAGAAATACTTAAATATCTTGTTGAGCAAGATCCTAAATTAAACTCAGGTAAAATGTATTTTACTGGGCCTATTGGAGAAGCATAATATATTATATTTATATTAAATTATTTAACATGGATAAACATAACATTTCATTCGAAAATATTCTTAAAGAATATGAAAGTAAGTCTAAGGAAAGAAAACAATCACAACGAATGAAAAAATTAGCAAATATAGAAGAAAATAAAATTTCTCCCTTTGTTGTGAAAGGGGTAAATGAATTTAAAAAACTTGTAAATCAAATTAAAGATGAAATTAAAGGAAGAAGAAATATATTCCCAAACATTTGAGAATAAATTGTCATAATATTTATAAGCAAAAATTAAATAAAATGAGTGCACAAACAGACATGAAAGTAATAAGTGTTCTATTAGATGAAGCAATGGAACAAGGCCTAGAGATAGAGGTTATTTATTCAGCCCTTAAAACAATGAGAGAAGATGATGCCATTAATCCAGCACAAGCATTTCAAGTTGCTATGGATGAATGGGTTAAATAACGATTTTGATTTTTGGTTATAGAGTGGGTAGGCAAAATTGCCTGCCTATCTTTATGTTAACCAAAAACAATTAAGATGATTATAGCACATAGTTGGCGTGGACCAGTAATTTACGAATCACATACTGATGGAAAAACTTACATGATATGTGATGGTAGATATATAGAAGTACCAACAGGCACTACTTGGAAAGATATAATGTGGGTAAGAAGACCAATGCCTGGTCAGAAAAATGAAATGTTTAAAATTAGATTAGATTGGGAAGTAGAAGGTAGTAAAGGAAAAAAATATACAGTTAAAGTGGATGATGATAGGTGGTCATGTTCATGTCCTGCATTTGGATGGTCAGGAAATAGTAGAACATGTAAGCATATAGACAAAGTAAAGAAAGACGAGTTCGGGTTGTAAGGCACAATTCGCTTCGTAGATTCACGTTAACCAAAAAGAAATAAGTTATGAAAAAAAGAGGTAGACCAGCAAAAAATGTCACTCACGTTCCATCGTTAATCGATTTCTCACAGATTACACAGTTAAATTTATTAAACATTAATCCAAAGATGTTAGAATCAATGGAGAGTGGTTTAGCAATTGATCAGTTATTCAGTGAAGAAGGAGGTATTCCGTGTGCATCAAATTATATGATGATTGGAGATCCTGGTGTAGGTAAAACTACAATATTACTAGATGTATTAGCCGCTGTTCAAAACAAAGATAAAAAACGTAAGTGTTTGTTTATCAGTGGTGAGATGGGACGTAAACAAATGTTCAAATATACAGAGCGTTTCCCGCAGTTCGGATGGATTAAAACACTGTTCATGGCTGATTACTTAGAATATAACACTAAAGATGTTATTGAACAAGTATTAGATCAAGGATATGATTTAGTTCTAATTGATAGTGCTGCTGAAGTAATAGATGGTGTTAGAGACGATAATAATTGGGATAGAAAAACAGCAGAGGCATGGTTTGTTGATGTATGTATTAAGCAAAACAAAGGCGAGAATAAAGAAGGTAAATATACATCGTTTCTAGCTATTCAGCAAGTAACTAAACAAGGCGAATTCGTAGGTAGTAACAAACTAAAACACTTGTTTGATGCTATGGGTGAAATGAGACGTGAATCTGAGAGAGATGGTGGTGGTACTTATATCACGTTTAGTAAGAATAGAAATGGTAATGTAGGTATGAAATTCGGATATCAATTAGGTAATGGCGATATATCATATGGTGTAATTACAGAAGAAACAGATGCTGAATAGGCACTGTTTCTTTCTTATATTCACGTTATAAATAAACAATTATGAAAAATAAAATCGAAGACATATTCTATTTCTTAACATTATGGTTCTGTGGTAGTATAATAATATTAGGTATAATAGGTTTAATATTAAAAGCAATATCATATTTGAATAAATAATTATGACACAAGAACAAATAGAACAACGTATTAGAGATCTATTAACAGCAGAAGGTGATATACCAATTGGTTATATTGACAATTATATTGATTGTATATTATCTTATAGTTCATTTGAAGATTATGATGGTATAACAGATGAAGCCATTCTCAATGATTGGTCTGAATGGATGGATGAAGAAGGTGAGTGGACGGCACAGTAATAGTTGTATATTCACGTTATAAAAATAAACCAAAAATAAAAAAATCATGACAAAGCAAGAAACAATTGAGTTATTAGGAAAACAATTACCTGGATTTTATTCAGTAGAACAAGTTATTAAAATGATTAATGACATTGAAGAATCAGGTTCATTTGAGTTATCAGATGATATGGTTAGTACAATAAGTGATGATATAGCAGAAGCATTACAAGGTGAAGGAATAGATATAGTAGATGATTATGAATTGAGTATGAATTATAGAGAAGTTGAATTAGATAGTATTGATTTTAGTACAAGTAGAATTAAATCAGCAGTTAAGGATGCTATTGAAACATATATCGATAACAACAAATCAAACGACTAATATGAAATACTTAATATTAATAGTAGTAGTAATATCATCCTGCTCAACTACAAAACATCGTAGTAATAGATTCTGTGCTGTGGTTAGAGATGTTAGGTATGGTAAAACTAAAGCAAATATCAGACCTGAAGGATTACGGTCTTGGTTTAGATATCCAAGTATTAATGTTCATATAGGTGATACAGTAGAATTATCTATGAATGATAGAATAGAACCTAAATTTTAAATAACCAAAAATAATAATATGGCAGACTTCAGCAAACAATATTGCGAAATAAAAGATATGGGGTTTGATGGTGACTTTGATGTATATGAAGAATGGTCTAAATTAAAACCTGGGTATGCTGTAAATTATATATGTGAGGGATTTGGTTTCAATATGATTGGTAAGGAAGAATCAGGTGATAGAGTAATGGTATATAAAAACGATAGTTGGCATGATTTCGATGATATGGTAATCAATGCTAAACCAAAAATATCACTTGATGATTGGTAGGCAGAATTAGAATCGTAAATTATAGTAAATGATAGGTTATGATAAACAATAAAAAATTAATAGCATTTATAATAACAACATTGTTATTTTTAATAACGTTAACACTACCGAATATAAGTTACATAATATTAATTCCAATGTATATTATTCTTGTATTAATTGGATTATACGATTTAGGTGTTTCTGAAGAAGAAAGAGAAGAGCAGGAAAGGCAAAGTAAGTAGTGTATATTTACATTAACCAAAAATAAAAACATATGGGATCAGTTATTGACTACATCGAGTGTCCACATTGCAGTGGAGAAGCATTCAGCGATTTTTATTACAAGACAGGTGAAGAATATATTAACTGTCAAAATTGTGGATATCATTACTCCGCCACATACAAAACGGATGATAATGGTGAGTATATTACCAAAGACGGAACAGACAACTACGAATTTGAGAACCTGATAATGGAGACGAAGGAATTAAAGAATCCATATGGCGCTTACCAAATCAGACAATATGATTCGATTGGATATGAATGTGGTTCATTAGAGAGTGAAGAAGATTTCGTTACATTACTAGCAAATTTAAGGGAACAAGATAATATAGAAACATTTACTGTTAGCCGCTTAATCGATGGTGAAATTAGATTAATACTAGCAATTGATAATGGACCAAAAGTAGACGGAGCAGGATTTAGCGAAGAAGATAGGGAGGCACAGTAGTGTTCGTATATTCACGTTAACCAAA